CCACAAGCTTGGCGCATTGCGACGCCGTCGGGGAGAGCGGCATCCACCCCATCTTTTCAGCCATTCCGGTGAATCCTTGAATTATGTATCATAGCATGATACATGGCGATCATGATCATCAGCACGCGTGGAAAGCTCGCCGCCAGTGCGGCTCAGGGCCGCTTTGGCAAGGGGTTTCCTGCTGATCTGGTCAGACGGACGCGTGCCATGCTTTCGGCACTGGACGCGGCCATGGAACTTGAGGACCTGCGCTTTCCGCCAGGCAACCATCTGGAAGCCCTGAGCGGCGACCGCGCGGGACAGCATTCGGTGCGCATCAACGACCAGTGGCGCATCTGTTTCGTCTGGACCGATCAGGGTCCGCAGGATGTCGAGATCGTGGACTACCATTGAAGGGAATGACGATGAGCCTGATCACCAACCCCTCCCATCCGGGCGAAGTCCTGGTCGAGCTGTATCTGTACCCTTTGGGTATGAGCGCGCCTGCGCTTGCCCGGAAGTTGCAGGTTCCGCGCACCCGGATCGAACGGCTGGTCAAGGGTGAGACGGCGCTGACCGCGGACACGGCGATGCGGCTTGCGACCTATTTCGGGACGACGCCGGAATACTGGATGAATCTGCAGCGCGCCTGGGATCTCGCCCGCGCCCGCGAGACCGTCGATGTCTCAGGGATTGTGCCCCTGCAGGCGGCTTGATGCCTGTCCCGGTAGCCCGAGATGCGTAAAGCAGGGAAGCACCAATCCAGATCTGTCGGAGTACCGCAGGATGCGTCACGCAGGTTATTCGAGCCCGTCGTGGGCAAAGATGGCGACGGTACCCCAAGCAAACCACTGACCAAGGAGGCCCTCAAAGGTCTGGCAAGGGGTGCCTCCTCCGATGGGTATCGAGATCCAACGGATCGAACTTGATCAGGAGACCGCATTCAGTCTCCTCCAACTGATCGTTCCGCAATCTGTTCGTTCAGCCTGCGCACCATCACCGCCTCGACCTCGGGCAGCAGTTCGGCGGTGATCAGGGGGTTGATGCCCAGCGCCTGCGCCAGCGCGAGGGCGGCCCCCATGTCCCATCCGATGACGGCCCCCGGCGCGATGCGCAGTTGGCCGCCGAGGCGCTGGGTCAGGTCCCAGACCTGCCAGCCCTCGACGGTTTGCGGCCGGTTCAGTCTTGCGGGGCAGTCGGGGCAGGGGCCCGAGCAGGCCGAGCAGTAGCCGTCACCCCCGCCGAAGGACCAGTCGGCGAGGGCGCGGAGGCGTTTTTTTCCGCGTCCAGCATCAGACCACGGGCGACATATTGCGCCTGGAAGGCTTCGAAGACCGGCCAGATTTCGAGAAGGGCGTCGATCCCGGCCGGGCTGACGGGCACGAGGTTGCCGTCATCGTCGCCGACGCCTTCCCAATCCAGCAGCGCGCGGCGGGCGACGGCCTTGGCCATGGCCAGCGCCAAGTCCTCCTGGCTTGATGCCTCCGACAAATTGTCGATCAAGGGATCGGCGCGCGCCGAGACCATCAGCGCGGTGGTGAGAGGGGCCACCAGCACGCGAAGGCCGGGCAGCAGGTCCAGCCATTCGGGCCGGTTCGAAAGGTTCAGTCGGATCATGGTCAGTATCCCGTGACGGTGTTGACGAGGACGGCGGTGCACATGCGGGCAGGGCTGGCGGCTTTCGCGGCCTGCCAGTCGAAGGTCGCCTGGATGCCTTGCGGCCCCGGGATCTCGATCCGCGGGACGGGCAGGTAGACGGCATGGGCGGTGAAGGTGAAGCTGGCATTGGCCCCGAGGCTCCAGGCGAATTCCAGCTCGCAGGGCGTGCCGTCGATGGCTTGGGTGACGAGGGCGCTATCGGCAAAGCGCACCTCGATCCGGCCGGTCAGCGCAGCCATGCCTGGGTCGGCGCCCTCGATCTTGCCGTCGTTCCGGATGGTCTCGATCCGGTCGAGGCCGTTGGCATAGGTGATCTCGGCCGAGACGACGTTGCCCAGCGCCGTGCCGTTGCGCTTTACCACCCCGTTGAAATGGCCAAAGCGCTGAAGGCCCAGCGCGGTGGGCGTGACTGCGGCCGTGGTGGCTGCGATGGCTTCGCCCTGTGCGATCAGGCGGGCGGTCGCGGTCAGCAGGCCGGATCGGTTCATCTGCCACGACAACTGGTCCATCACGCAGCCCGCGTACATCGCGAACCGCGGCACCTCGGGCATCGCGACTTCGATGGCCATCGAGGGCAGCGTCCAGTTGCCTGACTGGAAAGTGTGGGTCTTGGGCGTGGTCCCCATGGTGGTCGGGGCGCCGAAGGCCGCCTTCAGCCAGAAACCGAAGGCCTCCACATCGATCGGCACCACCACCTCGCCATCGGCGGTGACGGCGTCCTTGATGGGGGCCAGGGGATCGCGGCCGTAACCGAGCAGTTCGCTGTTCAACAGCGGCTGCTCTGCGCCCAGTGTGGTGCGGGCGAAAGGCATCAGCCGATAGCCGCTGGCGGGCGGGGTGCCGTAAACCGTCTCGAACGCAAGCGCCATCTGCGCCCGCGCGCCTTGCGCACGTGCCATGGGGGTCTCCTCGATGTTTGGGGTGTCAGGCCAGGGGCCCGGTGGTGGTGTAGTGCAACACGACGGTGATCATCGCCGCCTTCAGTGCCGCTGCGCCCTCGATCGGCAGGTCGACGGAGGCCGGTGCTTCGGCTTCGACCCAGTCGCAAAGGCCGCCCAGCGTCCGGTCGGCCTCCAGCGCCGCGCCAACGGCGGCGATCAGGTCATCGTAGGCGCTGGCCCGGCCGCTGCCCGCCTGAACGACGACCTCCAGCTCGGCCCGGTGCTGGTAGTGATAGCGCAGGGGCGACAGCGTGACCTCCGGCTCGCCGGGCTGGCCGTCGCGCAGGATGATCAGCCCCACCGCCGGGATCCGCTCCGGCAGCGCCTCGTCGCGCAGGGTCAGGGCGTCAAGCGGCTGCAGCCGAGCGTGAAGAGCGGCGAGGACGGTTTCGCGGGTGGTGGGCATCCGTTGTTCCGGGGTTCCGGGACAGGCCCGGGGTCAGTGCTCCCCGCCGCCTTTCGGGAAGGGCAGGTTGGCCAGTCGTCGCGGCAGGTCAGCGCGGCTGTGCAGGAAATCGATGATGATCACCTGCTCGGAGTCCTCGATGAAGACCACGAAATGCTGGCCTGCCCGCGCGAAGCGCAGGTCCTCGGCCAAGTCGGGATCGATGAGCCGACGGCAATCCTGTGACATGGCGGTGCCCGCGGCGATCTCGCGGCAGGTGGAGATCAGGTCATCTTCATAGGCCGCCGCCTGTCGTGGACCGAAGGTCTCGATGGTCCAGCGTGCAATCTCGGTCAGCGAGGCCTCCGCCTGCCTTGTCAGGCGCAAGGGTTTCGGCATCAGGAATTGGCACGCGCGGCGGCAAAGGCCCGGCGGATCGCATCCTCGCCACTTCCCTCGGCCAGATCCCCGCGCCGGGCCTGTTCGAGCCCAGCGGTCAGACGGCTGCGCAACGCGCCAAGTTCCGCCTCTTCGCGTTCCAGAAGGCGCAGCCCGGCGCGCAACGCTTCGGACGCGTTCTGATACCGACCGGATGCCACCAGGCGGTCGACAAGGTCGGATTGCGTTTCGGTCAGGACGACGTTTCTGGTGGCCATGGGAGTCTCACGGAGGATCATTGGCAATATATGCCAACAAGCCTGCCATGTCGACAGGTCCCGTCATGACCAAGTTTCACCCCAACCTGCCACGATCCGCCCCGGCACGCCGTCGATGGCCCGCTCGGCATCCCGCGCCAGATCGAGCCGCTTGTGCAGCTTGACCTGGGGCACGAGGAGGAAGATCGGCACGGTGGTCAGCCCGCGGCCGGTCTTGGAGTGAGACGCCACGGCCCGGCCCTTCGAATTCAGCCGCCCCTCGGCCACCAGCAGGCTCGGACCGCGGCGGCGGTAGATGAAGCGCAGGCGCAACCCCGTGCGACGTTCCCATTCGCCGGGGGTGATCCGTCCGCCGCGGGTGGATTTGCCTGCGGCCGGGGTGGGGATCGCCAGCCAGAAGCCTTGGCGCGACCGTATCAGCGGCCCCGCATCATGCGCGCCGACAATCACCGGGGCGTTCGACCAGACCAGCGCCGCGGCGTTCAGGCTCTCGCCGCCCTTGGGCCAGGTAGCCAGCCGGATCGAGTTGCCGAGCCGCGTGCCCAACCCCGCGCCGGTGATCTGGCCGCGCCAGGCGGATTTGAGGCCCGTGCCTGCCGCGCGCATGGCGGTCGTGACGGCCTTCTCGCCCGCGGCGATTTCCGCCTGCATCATCGCGACGATGTCAGGATCGATGGTGAGCTTCAGTTTCATCGGATCACGCCGGGCGCAGATCGAGGGTCCAGGTCAGCCGTTCGCGATCCCGCAGCGGTTCCCCCTGGATGACGTGGCTGTCCGCGCCGATGACGATCACGTCGCCCGGCCGTGGGGCGGGCAGGTCGGCGACGCGCACATCCACCACCGTTGTGTCGCTGACGAACCGCCCTGCGCCGAAGTCGGTGACGCGGTCGGGCGCGCGGCAGATGATGCGGATCGGGCGTTCCTCGGACGTGGTGGCCGAGATCCAGAGGGCCGGGGCCGCCATGGAGGCATCGGTGAAGATGCGGTCCATGGCGGCGGCGAAGACGGACATGACAGATCAGTTCGAGCTGTGGATCCGGACGGCCAGACGCGGCCGTTTGTTCACCGGCAGGATCGAGGCCTCGGTCATCACGTCGATCCAGCGGCCTTTCTCGTCGAGATGCTGGCGGGCGTAGAGGGGCAGGCCGATGGTGTTTGCGGTTTCCAAGAGGTTCGCCGGGCCGCCATAGGTGGTGAAGGTGTCCATGGTGCCGAGGGGGAAGGCGATGCCCTCGTTCGCCGGGACAAGCCGTTCAGTGGCCTTGGTCGAGAGGGTCACCGTGCCGGAGTATTCCTCGAACAGGATCCCGGCGAAGGGAAAGTTGCGCCGCACATCCTCGCGCAAAGGCTGCGCGCCGGTCGAGGCGTAGAACTTGTAGGCCTCTTCCGTCTTGGGATGGGCGATCAGTTTGTCGAAGAACTCGCGGCTGACGAGGGCATGGACGCTGGTCATCGCCTCGCCCAGCAGATTGTCTTCGATGGCTCGCAGCACCTCGCGGACCTTGCCCTGCACGTTCGTTCCAGCCGTGCCCAGCACGAAGTCGACGGAGATCTGCGCGAGGCCGAATTCGGTGAAGTAGTTGTAGAGGGTGGTGCCCGCGCCGTCCTTCACGATGCCGCGCAGCGCGTTCATCTCCATGTATTCGCGCGTCTGGGCATGCTTGCGGCGCATCAGCAGCAGCTTGCGGTTCATCACCTCGACGAGGGGATCGGCTGCATCGAAGGCCCCGCCCAGCGCGGGCTGACCCTGGATGTCAGCAGGAAGAACCACGTCGTCATGCGGGATCCACGGCAGGGCGAACGACCGCATCGACCGGCCTTCCCGCGTGCCGACCGTGGCCGGGCCGCCGAGGGGGACGGAGGGCAGAAGGCTCAGGACGCCTTCGTACTGCTCGATGATCACCGACCGCTGGCTGACCCCTTCGAAGCGGAAGAGGCCGATCTGGGCGAGGCGGGTGTAGAGGTTGGGCAGAATGTTGATGGCCTGCGTCATCTCGGCCAGCGAATAGCCGCCAGCGTCGAAGGGATTGCGGACAAGGGTCATGGTGGGGCTCCGGGGAATGAGGGGATGGGCGCGGCCGGGTGGGCTGCGTCAGACGCCGTCGCGGGCGATGATGCCTGCGGCGGCCAGTTGGCCGATCTTGGTGGTGATCTTGGCCCCGTCATCGACGGTGGCGTCGTAGGCGAGCGCTGCGCGCGAGACAATTGCGGGGCCACGGGCTACGACGATGCCGGTGGCGTCCGCGAGGGTTGCGTCCACAGCATAGAGGAGAACAGCCGAGGCAGTCTGCGCGCCATCGGTGCCGCCACTGGTCGCGAGCTTGTATTTGCCGCTGGCCGTGATGCGGCCAAGTACGGCGCCGACGGGGTAGGACATGCCCGCGAGCAGCGTTACCACCTCGCGGGTGTAGTTCGGGTTGACCTCATATTTGAGGACGTCGCCCATGCTGGGCGGTTCCGTCAGGACGGGCATGGTTCAGTCTCCAGGATTTTGGTGGGGGTGGGTCGCCCGATCCGGGCGGTGCGCGTCAGCGCGCGGCGGCGGCCGATTTCTTCGCGGCCGCCACGATGGGGCTTTCCTTGGTGCCAGACGCCGGAGCGGTGGCGATGATGCCCGCGGCATCGCTGCGGGCGGCGAGATCGGCCAGGGCCTTGGCGCGCAGCGCCTCGGGCTTCAGTCCCTTGGCGACCGCATCGGCGGCGTCGATCTGGATGCCGAGGCGCGCGGCCTGCGCACAGACCTGCGCGACCTCGGCTGCCTCGGCGCGGATGGCTTCGGGCGACATCGCGGCCGCCGTGGTTTGCGGCGGCGCGACTGCCGCGGGCGGGGCCGGTTCCGGCGGGGTGACAGCGGTAGGCGCGGGCGCAGGCTGCGCATGATCTTCGGGGGCAGTGGTCATCATCGGGCCCTTTCCTCTGGGTGTGGTTGTGCCGCGGGGTGCGGTGGCGAAAGCGCGGAAGGCGGTGACGGGATCGGCCACTTCGTCGGCAAGACCGGCGAAGACCGCCGCCTCACCGCGGAAGACGGCGGCCTCGGTGCCAAGCGCTCGCAAGGTGTCGAGGCGGCGACCACGACCCTCGGCGACGGTTTCGGCGAAGAGCTGGCGCAGGTCTTCCAACTCGCCCGCGATCTGGGCGCGGACGGACTCGGGCAGGGGCTGATAAGGGTTCGCATCGACCTTGCGCGCCCCGGCATGGATCAGCGTGACGTCAATGCCCTTCTGGTCGAGCGCCCCGCTCATGTCGCTGTGCATGGCGACAACGCCGATGCTGCCGACAGCGCCGGTCCGGGGCAGGATGATCCGGTCGGCCTGCGAGGCCAGCGCATAGGCAGCCGAGAGGGCGTGATCGGCCACGAAGGCTTGGACCGGCTTCTGCGCCCGCGCGGCGCGGATGCGGTCGGCGAGGTCAAAGGCTCCCGCCACCTCGCCGCCGAAGCTGTCGATGTCGAGGGCGATGCCGCGGATGGCCGGATCGGTCAGCGCCGCCTGCAGCTGCGCCGCGATCCCTTCATAGGAGGTCAGCCCCGAGGATTGACCGATCCACGCCCCGCGATGCACCAGCGTGCCTGCGATTTCGATGACCGCGATCCCATCGACGACTGCGAAGGGCTGACCGCCATTCCGTGACTGGCGGTTGGTCAGATCATCACCGAACAACGACGCCCGGACGGGCAGGCTGGCGGCCTCCTGCGCTTCGGAGGCGATTTCGACCCCCTCCACGCTGATTTCTCTACCGGTAATCCGGGGCCCAAGCCCGGTCAGGAAAGCCAGCGCCTTGGCGGGATCGACCATCAGAGGCGTGTTGAAGACGCGCTGGGCGATCTGGGTGTGATGCATCATGCGTCCTCCGCGGGCCGGGGTTCCCGGTCCTCGCCATCCTTTTCCTGATTGCCGTCCTCCTGCTGATCCTGTCGCTGGCCCTCGGCATTGCCCGGCGTCGCGCCGCCGCCTGCCGCCTGCGCGGGTGACCCCGGCCGCCGGAAATCGAGCCCCAGCGCGGCCTCGCGCTTTCGTTCTGCGGCGATTTCGCGGTCGACCTGTTCGGCGTCGTAGCCGCGTTCGGCGATGGCTTGCGTGCGGGACTTCAGGCCCGCCTCGATCTGCAGAATCTCGGCGGCGGCATCCTTGGCCGGGTCGATCCAGTCCCATTTCGTGGGGAGCCAGTCGCAGGCGAGGTAGTGGCGCCGGTCGGTGGCATAGCCCGGCAGATCGATGGCGCCCGCCAGCACCGCCATGTCCATCCACCGCGTCCAGACCGCGCGGCAGAGCTGGTAGACCATGACTGAATGCTGGAAGGCCGAGATGCGGCGGCGGAAGTCGACCAGCGCGATCCGGGTGTTCGAGAAGTTCCCCTTCGCGGTATCGCCCGTCAGATAGCCATAGGGCACGCCCAGCGCCGCGCCGATCTGCAACAGCGTGCGGTACTGGAAGGGCTCGTAGGTCGACCCGGAGTCCGGCGTCGATGGCGTGGTCACGTCCTCGCCGGGGTCCAGTCGCACCACTTGGCCAGGTTCGACCTCCAGATCGTCCTCGGCCGGATCGAGGGCGGTTTCTGGCGCGGGGGAGGTGATGAACATCGCGAACATCGCCGCGGTCTTCTTCCGCTCCAGTTCCGCGTCGTCGTAGAGGTCCAGCGTGAACAGCTTCACCACGGCCGCGGCAAAGCGTGAGACACCGCGCAACTGGCCTGCCTCGACCGGGTCGAGGATGTGGATCACCTCGGACGCGAGCACGCGCACCGTCTCGCCCGCCATCCCCGGATCGGTCATGTCGCCCGGGTGGCGGCGCAAGAAGTGATAGGCCACCCGTCGCCCGATGCCGTCGAACTCGATGCCCTGCCGGATCGACCCCGCGCCGGGCAGGGCGCGGGTCATATCCTGGGGCAGCATTTCCGAGGGCAGCATCTGCAACTGCATGGGTACGGTCAGACCATCTTCGGGACGCCGCGTGCGAATGCGCAGGAAGACCTCGCCTGCCAGAAACACCTCGCGGGCCGCCCGGCGCTGCAGCCCGAAGAAGTCGGTCAGTCCCTCGGCATCGGCCTCGTCCGTCCAGGCGAGCCACAGCTTCTGCAATTCCTCCTTCTTTGCTCCATCCACGATCTTCGACGAGGGCTTGATCCCGTCGCCGACGACATGGTTCGCGAAGGCATCGACCGCATTCGCGGCATAGCCGTTATTGCGGACAAGCCAGCGCGCCCGGGCGGTGATCGTCTCGCCCGAGGCGGCGATCAGCGTGTTCACATGCGCCCGGGTGGCGCGGAATCCGCGCATGCGACGGTGGGACTGTGCCGCGTCAAACCCGCCGATGATGCTGCCGAGGCGGGCGCGGAAGGCGTCGAGCACCATGGGTCAAAGGCCCTTCGTCGCGACGGTGCCCCAGCGACGGCGGCGGGGCGTCGCAGAGGCGGTAGCAATCCGGCCCTCCAAGTCCCGAATGGCCGCGGCCAGTTCCGCGTCCGAGCCGTAGGTCACGGTCTTGCCGTCGTAGCTGACGCTGCGCAGCCCGGCGAAGCGGGCCTCCTGCAGTGCCGTGAGCAGCGCCTGCATGCGTTCCAGGTCCATCAGTCCCTCATGAAGTTCGGGGTGTAGGCCCGCCGTTTCCGGCGCGGCGTGGTCAGCGTTCCGGCCTTGGGCTGGGCCGGGTCGGGTGGTGGTAAGTCCGTCGCGACGGCTGCAGGCATGCGCGTTTCGACGCCCGCCTGCGCCTCGAGCCGCCGCCAGGTGGCCTCGTCCCACCGGTCGGCACCGAGGATCCACGCCGAGGCGCGGGCATAGACCCGGCAGTCCAGCGCCTCGTTCCGCTCGCGCATCTTCTGCCATTCCTGGTGGGCATAGCCGCGCTTGTTGCGGATCGTGACCAACTGCTCGGCCACCAGCTGTTTCAACCATTCGGTGTCCGCCCAGCCGGGGATGTGGATCGTGCCGGGGGCGTCGAGCACCCCGGCGGTGCGGTCCTCGTCCGAGGGCCGTTCGATCCGCAGGAACCGGTAGGTTTCCGCCTTGAACGTCGCCGTGGCCACAGACCAGAGCCTCGCCCCGCGGCGGAGCCGTTTCCCGCCGATGGTGGCATCGACATAGGTAGGGCCAGACACGGGTGCCGACCGGTTGGACCCTTCGAGGCCCTTCAGCGGCGCGACTTGCTCAAACCCGACCTTGCGCGACCAGGCATAGACCGCCGCAGCTTCGTAGCCGGTGTCGATGCCAAGCCGCGCCACGGTCATGAAGGCGCCGTTGGCATGTTGCCACGACCGGCCGAGCAGGGCGGTCAGCTTGTCCCAGGCTTCTGGGGCGTCAGGCCCGCCCGGAATGACGATGTGATCGACGAGCCAGCTTTCCATGCCCCGGCCCCAGGCCCAGATGTCGACCTCGATGCGGTCCCTCTGGACGTCGGCCCCGGCCGTCAGGAACAGCCCGGCCATGGGCACCGTGCCCGGCTTCCAAGCCTCCCGGCGATCCGCCAGCCGCTGCCATTCCGGTGCGTCGCCAGACTCGACCCATGTCTCGCCAAGCAGCGTGTTGCGCGCGGCGCGCAGCGTCTCGTCCGACCCCTGGGCCGCCAACCATTCCCGCGCCACGTCGGACCAGCTTTTCCACCCGAGCGGCGAATAGAGCGCCGAGAGGTGGAAGCCGATGGCCTTGGGATCCGTGGAAACCGCCGTCGCCCGCCATTCGCCGCGGGCCAGCATTTCGGTCTTGTTATGCTCGGCAATGGTCCGTTCGCAACCCTCGCAGTGATAGGCGGCGGTTTCGGGCTTTCCCTTCGCCCAGCGCAGCCGGTCGAATTGCAGCCACTGCATCGTGCCGCAGTGCGGGCAGGGCACGAAGTAGCGCCGCTGGTCGGATGCCTCGAATTCCCGCTCGATCCGGCTCAGCCCCCGAATCGTGGGGGTCGAGACCATGAACACCTTGCGCCGATGCGAGAAGGTGGTGGTCCGCGCCTCGGCCAGCGTGACCGGGTCACCTTCCTCGTCGGCCGAGGCGGGATAGGCATCGACCTCGTCCAGAAACACATAGCGCGCGGGCATCGACCGCAGGCCGGTGGCGCTGTTCGCCCCGGTCAGCACCAGGATGCCGCCCGGAAACTCCTTCGACAGCATCGAATTCCCGGCATCGCGCGACCGGGCTGGGTTCACCCGTTCGCGCAGCGCCGGGCTGTCCGCGATCAACGAGTCCAAGCGGCCGCGCGAGGTGCGCTTGGCCAGTTCGAGGCTCGGCAGCACCGCCAGCATCGGCCCCGGGGCGTGATGGATCACGAAACCGATCCAGTTGTTGCCCGCCTCCGTGGCCCCGACCTGCGCCGCCTTCATGAAGGTGATGCGCTGGGCCGGATGCCCGGGCGACAGCGCATCCATGATCTCGCGCAGGTAGGGGGCGCGGGCGGTGCGGTACCGCCCCGGTTCGGCTGCGCCGCGCGAGGACAGCCAGCGATGCTTATCCGCCCATTCCGACACCGTCAGGTTCGGATCAGGCCGCAGCCCCTGACGCCAGACCCGCAGCAGGTCCTCGGCGCCGTCGAAACCGAGGTCAAGGTCGGCCGTCAGATCATCGTCATCCGAGGGAAACCCGGAGGTCGGCGAGGGCGTCGAGCTGTTCGCGGACATGGGCTTCCAGCACCCTCTGCATGATCGCGGTCTCGATCGTCACCGATGCCCCGGATTGCCGTTCCACCTCCGCCATGATCTCTGCCGCCATCAGTGCGGCCACCCGTCCGGGCCAGGTCGCCCAGACATCCCGCGCCTCGCGCGCCAGGCGAAACACCAGCGTTTCCGCCCGCGCGCGGTCGACCAGCGTGCCCTTCTTCTTCTGGACCGCGATCTGCTTGTCCTGCGCGGCATAGACTGTCAGCAGCGTGCGCGCCTTGATGTAGGACGAGGTCTCGCCCGCACCGCTGACTAGCCCATCCCCACCAAGGCTGCGGCGCTGCTGGTCGGGGTCGGTCATCTCGGCCCGCCGCACATCCGAGGCCGCGGCGTTGATCGACCCGTCGTCATGGACCACCAGCCGCCCGTTCTTCCGAGCCTTCTGCACCCCGCCGCGGGAGAGGCCGGAATGGGCCGCATACTCGCGTTCGCTCATGCCCTTCATGGCGAGGATAATCCGATCAAGCTGATGATATTGCTTGGTATTCAGTTGATTAGAGGACGCGACAGAGCGAATCTGATCGCAAGGAAACGATGCAACTCACCGAAGGATGCCCCGCCATGACGACCCGCCGCGCCACCGACAGTGAGACCGCTCCCGCCACCGGTTCGAGGGAGCGGTCGAACAAAGCCCTCGACGCCTTCATCGCCGCCAAGGCCGAGATCGACACCATGCTGGAGCGCCTGAAGTCCCTTAGCGACGACCATTTCGAGACCCATCCCGACGAGATCCACTGGGGGCATGTCGGGACGCTGCAGCACTACGCGGGCCTGCTGCGCCAGATCACCGACAGCGCCTTCAAGGAAGGCGAACACGCCGCTTGACGCGCCCACAACGCGCGACGGCCGCCCCGTCCGACGACGGGGGTGAGCCCGGACCGTGGCCCCAGTGGGGCCGCGTAAGCCGGGCGAACGTCCGTAGAAGGCGCGCACACCGCGCACCACAGCGCCCGGAGGCCCCAATGACCACCCCGTCCGATACCCAGTCCCTGATCCTGTCCCGCGCTGCGACCCGTCCGGGGAACCTCGCCCTGCCTCTGCCCGAGGGGCTGGTCGGCGCCGCCGCCAGGATGGTGGTCGGCAAGATGATCGCCCGCGGCTGGCTCGAGGAGGTCGAGGCCAACCTGCGCCGCAATGAGCCGATGTGGCGCGAAACCGGTGACGGTCACGGCACAACTCTGATCGCGACCGAGGCCGGGCTGGAGGCCATCGGGATCGAGCCGCTGGTGGTCAGCGCCGTCGCCAATGTGCGGAGGGCGAAGCCCAAGGCGGAACCCGCGGAAACGCCCGAAGACACCGGCACCGCGAAACCCGTGACCATCCGCGCTGGCACCAAGCAGGCGCAGATCATCGCCATGCTCCAGCGGCCCGAGGGTGCCACCATCGCAGAGATGGTGGAGGCGACGTCTTGGCAATCGCACACAGTCCGGGGTTCGATCTCGGGCGCGCTGAAGAAGAAGCTGGGCCTGCCCATCACCCCGGAAAAGGTCGAAGGCAGGGGGACGGTTTACAGGATCAATTAGGTAGGCGAGCGCACTGGGGTGCGCGGCCGCCTCCCTACGCCATTCTTTCGTCCAAGTTCTTTTGAACCTTCGGGACTGAGAATCTGGCGAGTAGAACATGTCGGCAATGGCTGCATATCGGAGTGAAGCATTGGAGTTTCGTGGAATCAGGTTGAACCTGTTGTGGGTTCCCGGAAAGGGCGACGTCAGCCGAATGCCAACCGGACACGGGATCTATGCAGAGGTCCACTGGCCAACACGCAGTCTTCGGATCGGCGAAAGTCAGGCCGTTCGCGCACGCAACTTGTCCTATATTCGATGGGCAAATAAGCATTTCGAGGGCACCCACTCGCCGAAAGAGGCGCAGCGCAGGGGGCAGATCGTCGAACTGGTCAAGGCATGGGGAAGCAAGGGCTTGGAGCATTACCTGATCAGCAATGACCCAAGGCCTGCCGATCGGGAACTCCGGGTTGAATGCGAAAAATTCCTGCACGAATGGGCCCGCCAGCAAACTGAGTACGTTAATCTGAACACCCAACGCGGTTATCGCACCGTCAACTGATCGAAGCACCGCCGCCTCGCCTGTCATGCGGGGAGACGATGGCCAGTGCGCCCCGTCGCCAGCTCCCACCGCCGAACAGCCACGTCGCAGTAGACCGGGTCCAGTTCCACAGCGCAGCAGTGCCGTCCGGTGCGTTCAGCCGCGATCAGCTGGGTTCCGGAGCCGCAGAAGGGTTCGAACACCAGGTCGCCGGGATCGGTGAAGGCTTCCAGAACCACCTCGACCAGCGCCACCGGGAAGACGGCGGGGTGCGATCCGGCCGCGCCCAGCCCGCCCTTGTGGCGCATGATGCGGAAGACGCTGTCCGGGATGCGGTGGCTCTGGATCGCGTTGCCGTAGCCGGTCTTGCGATGGACCGTGCCGTCGGCCCCGCGAAGGCCGCCGCCGCCGAGGGTCTCGCCCGCGTGCTTGCTCTCGACCGTCTTGTTCGGCTTTCGCGGGTGGCGGTTGAAGTGGAAGATGAACTCGTGCGACGGCGCCAGCCGCCCGTTCCAGTCGCCCGGTAGGCCGGGCCCCTGGTCCCAGACATACCAGCCGAAGCGCCGCCAGCCCTGCGCGCGCATCCAGTCGAGCCAGCCCTCCCAATACGGGATCCATTCGCCATCGCGATGCAAAAGGCCGAGATTCACCAGCAGCTGGGCATCGGCCGTGACGGGAGCCGCGGCGAAGACGCCTTGCATCAGCGCATCCCAATCACCGACCTTTTCCTTCGCCGCGCCATAGTCGCGCTGCTGGGCATAGGGCGGGGAGGTGAACACCAGCGAGGCCTGCGCCCCGTCCATCAGCCGCGCCACCACGGCCGGGTGGGTTGCATCGCCGCAGATCAGTCGGTGATGCCCGAGCCGCCAGATGTCGCCGGGGCGGGTGATCGGCTCGGCCGGGGCCTCGGGGATGGTGTCGGCCGCGTCATCGTCGATGGGCGCGCGGTCGTCGGCATCGTGCAGCAGGGCGTCCAGTTCGTCCCCGGGGATCCCGATCAGCCCGAGGTCGAAATCCTCGGCCAACAGGCCGCGCAGTTCCTCGAGCAGAAGCGTCTCGTCCCACCCGCCCAGTTCGGTCAGCTTGTTGTCGGCGATCCGGTAGGCGCGGCGCTGCGCCTCGGTCAGATGGCCCAGGACGATGACCGGCGCCTCGGCCAGCCCCAGTTGCGCGGCGGCCAGGACGCGACCATGGCCCGCGATCAATTCGCCGTCGGCGGCGACGAGGCACGGGACGGTCCAGCCGAACTCGGCCATGCTGGCGGCGATCTTTGCGACCTGATCGGCATCGTGGGTCTTGGCATTTCGGGTGTAGGGCCGGAGGCGGGCGAGGGGCCAATGCTCGATCCGGCCGGGCAGGAGGGGTGCGTTCATGCCGCGAGCCGCTTGGCCTTCAGGGCGGTGAAGGTCTCGCCGGTTCCCGTCAGTACCGCCTCCTGACCCGTAAACGACTGCCACCGTTCGATAGCCACATCGACATAGGCCGGGTTCAACTCGACCCCGAAACAGACCCGGCCCGTGGTCTCGGCCGCGATCAGCGTGGTGCCGGAACCCATGAAGGGCTCGTAGACTGCCTGGCCGGGGCTGGAATTGTTCAGGATCGGCCGCCGCATGCATTCGACCGGCTTCTGTGTGGCGTGCACGGTGTCGGCATCCTGATCCCGGTTGGCGATCTGCCAGAGCGTCGTCTGCTTGCGATCCCCGGCCCAATGGCCCTTGCCTTTGGCGCGCACGGCATACCAGCAGGGTTCATGCTGCCAGTGATAGTCGCCGCGGCTGAGGACCAGCCGGTCCTTGGCCCAGATGATCTGCGACCGGATGGCGAAGCCCGCGGCGGTTAGGCTATCGGCCACGGTCCCCGCATGCAGCGCGCCATGCCAGACATATGCGACGTCGCCGGGAAACAGCGCCCACGCTTCGCGCCAGTCGGCCCGGTCGTCGTTCAGCACCTTGCCGGTGCGTTTGGTCTTCGCCGCGCCCGCCTGGTTGCGCCAGGAGGGATCATACTCCACGCCATAGGGCGGATCGGTGACCATGAGCAGGGGGCGGACATCACCGAGCAGCCGCCCGACCACATCGGCCGCGGTGCTGTCGCCACAGATCAGCCGGTGCGCGCCCAGCTGCCAGAGGTCGCCCGGCACCGACACCGGCGTGACCGGCAGTTCCGGAACATCGTCCTCGCCCTCGACCGGGCCATCGCTGCCCAGCGCCTCGGGATCCCGCAGCAGGGCGTCGAGATCATCGTCGCTGATGCCGAGCAGGGCCAGGTCGAAATCCTCGGCCAGCAGCCCCGCGATCTCGTCGCGCAGCAGAGCCTCGTCCCATTCGCCCAGTTCCGTCAGCTTGTTGTCGGCGATCCGGTAGGCGCGGCGCTCGGCCTCGTCGAGATGGCTGAGCCGGATCACCGGCACCACGGTCAGGCCGAGCATCGTCGCCGCCAGCACCCTGCCGTGCCCCGCGATCAGTTCGCCGTCGTCGGCCACCATGCACGGCACCGTCCAGCCGAACTTGGCCATGCTGGCGGCGATCTTCGCCACCTGGTCGTCGCCGTGCATCTTGGCATTGCGGGCATAGGGGCGCAGCCGGGTGATCGGCCAGGACTCTACCTGGCTCGGCGCGAAGACGAGGTCCATGGGGCGGGGCTCGGGATGTGGGGGAGGGGAAATGAAAAGCGCCCGCGAGGGGGTTCCTCCGGGCGCAATTCTTCGATGATCGAGGGGTAGGTCAATGGGGGCAGGTCTGTCAACACGAAAAACGAAGCGGATTCAACGGCTTCGAACGAATTGGCTTCCAGGGGTGGCTTCCCGCCCCCTGGCTTCCCCGAAGGTGGCTTCCCTGGCTTCCCGCCGGGAATCCACCGCGGCCAGATCGTGATTCCGCAAGTCGCTGATCTGACTCACGAATTCCGGCATCAGGTCGCAGGGTGGCTTCCGCCTGGCTTCCCCGGTGAAAGGGCCTCACGCTAGCGAACCGCCGCGCTGCGCCCCCCCGCATACGTTCTGGACCGGGGAGGAACCAGAGGAGGGGGGCAGTCCGACCTCGTCGGTCAGTTGCCCTTGAGGAAGTCGTCGACGAACTCCGACACGGGAGTTACGCCGGTCACCAGCAGGTGATCCCTCGCCCTTGTGCAGGCAACATAGAGCAGGTGCCGTTCCGTGTTGTAGACTTCCTCGAGGTCCGCGTCGTCAGCCACTGACTCGATCCGCTCTGATTGCGGGATCACCTCGTCGTCGCAGGCCATGACCACCACCGACCGGAACTCCAGCCCCTTCGCGAAGTGCATTGTACTGATGGCGACTGCCCCGTCCTCCACTTCGACCTTTTCACTCAATTCGACCGCGCGAACGCCCGCAGCTTTCGCGGCAGCACGCGCACGTTTCAGTTCCGCGTCAGACCTGACGAAAATACCAACCTCGCGCGGTGCGCAGCCCTCCTTCAGTCGATCCGTGATCCATCCTGCAACCGCGCGGCATTCGTGACCCTCATCTTTGCAGGCCAAGACCATCGGCGGAGGTCCGTCGAACATCGACACGGTGCCGCGCCGCCCTTCCGTGTTGCCATCCACATCCGAAACGGTTGACGGCAGGAGTCGATCGGCATGTGTGCGGATCTGATGTGACGTGCGGTAATTGATGCGCAGGGTGAAAGAGCGGCCGCGGACATCAAGGCCAAGCGCCTTCCAGGAAAAGGGCTGTTGAAAGATGCGCTGGCCAAGATCTCCGGCGAAGAAGAGCCCGTCGCTTCGCCCTGCTGCCATGGCGGCGAAGAACCGCGCCTCCGTCACACCCAGGTCCTGCGCCTCGTCGATCACGGCGAAGTCGTAAGGGCGTGCGCTGCCTTGGCCGAAACTGTCTGCCAGACGGCCGAAAACGTCCGACCATGTCACAACGCCGCGTTCCCGTAGCCCAGCACGGACGCGTTCAAAGATGGTCCAAAGGGCTTCGCGCTGTTTGCCGCCGACCCGAGTCTTCCTACCGAGCCGCGAGACGTCACGGTAATCTTCCCACGACCGAAGCTGCCAGGCGTCCACGACGTCGTTCCACTCTCCGATCAGGAACTGGGTCGAGAACCTGTGTCCTTCGACTTCAGCCGCTGCTTTCGCGATCAGCGACTTGACCAGTGCAGCAGGTGCGATCTGCGGCTGCCCAAACCGCTCGGAATAAAGGTCATACCCAACTGCCGAGACCGCCTTCACGACAATCCGCGCCGAAACCAAGGGCTCATTGCCCACGAGGCTGGCCAACTTGGCTCGCAGGGCGTTCGCCAGCGGCTTGGAGAACGTCGTCAGCAAGACCTTGGCAGAAGGATTGGCGCGGGCAAGATGGACCGCACGATGCAGCGCCACGATGGTTTTTCCTGTCCCGGCCGAACCCGAAACCCGGGTCGGACCGGAGAAGGATCGCTCGACAAGGTCAGCCTGGGCTGGATGCAAGAACACCGCCCACTTGTCCCAGGGATAGTCGAGCGCCTGCTTTAGTTCTTCTGCGTTGGCCAGAACGCGGAAGCGGCGCTGGGCGTCCGGGTGAGCAAACGGATCGGCTTCGACCGGAGCAGGTTCGGGCGGTTGTGGTTTCTCGCCCACAGCCAGTTTCAGCAGAGCTTCCTGCGCCTCTTGCGGCAGGTGCTCGATGATGTCGAACAGAGTGTCTTCGGTAGCCGCCCGGACGTCGTTCACCCATTCCTCGGGAACGCCAAAGGCCATCAGTTCGAACTTGCGCAGGTTGTCGAATAGACGAGCGGAAGGTTTGGCGGCTGGCGCGGGTGCTGCTGCCAGTTCCTTTGGCCTGAAGATCTCCACCTCTTCGACCCGTTCGCGCACCTCGACCAGCTGCATGGCGCCGGTGGTCGGGTGTCGTTCGATCTTGCGCCGTTCGGCCCATTTGTAGGCGTCGTCGTGGTGATCGACACGGACCAGCAGGATGCTGGAGGCCGTGCGGTGGACGATGATCCGGATGTCGGCATTCACCCGCACCGACCAGAAGTTCGGGTCCTTGGCGCGGTCCAGTTTGTGGAAAGAAAGGCCGTTCGAGGTCGGGTCCAGTTGCAGATCGAACGCGGTGGTCTTGACCGCCTTCTGCTCCTGCGCGGTCAGGCGGGCGAGGCTGTCGGTAAAGGTGTCGGCGATGCGGAACTCGATCATACCGCAAACACCTTCATCACTTCGTCCCCAAGGTGGTTGATCACCTTTACCGCGATCCGCCCCGACTTCGGCTTCGGGAACGGGCGCGACGTGTCGGAATACAGGCTCTCCCAAGCCTCCTCGTCGATCTCGGCCTTCAACGTGGTTTTCAGCGCCTTGTAGGGGTCGTTGGCGCCGAGGAAATAGGCGTGGCGGACGAAGAAGGATTCCTCGTTGTAGTCGGTGTCGAGCATCCACAGGGCGATGCCGTCGGTGCCTTCGCTCTGCACCTCGCCGGTCTGGGGTTTGAACACGTCCACGCCGAAGACCTGGACCTGCACCATGCCGTCGCCCGCATCGGTGATCCGGATATCCGGCTCGCCGAAGATCACGAACAGGTTGCCCGCGCCGGTGGATTTCAGATCGCCCCCCATGTGCAGGTCGGGGTTCATCCGGGCCTTCAGCACGCGGATGCGGCCCAGCTTGTCGAACTCGCTGCTATGGGCGTCGTAGTTGAAGGCGCAGGCGATCAGCACGTCGAAACCGGCGTCGCCTGCCTCGCGCGCGGCGGCGACCAGGTCGGGGCGGGACACCGTGCCGAACTCGGGGCCGATGAACACGCCCGCGCGGCGCTGGGTGTCGCCTTCCATGAAGGTGCCCTCGGCGCAGACCCATCTGCCCGGCCAGCCGGTCAGGCTGGTGAAGGTGATCCGGTCCTCCTTGTGCGCCTGCTGCACGCCGGCGGCTTTCAGGTTTTCCAGGATCATATGTGCGAAGTCGGTGAAGTCGCGCGGGGCCTCGGCCGTCTTGCGCTTGCCCTCGGCGGCCTCGTGCGTGTCGATCAGCTCGTCATCCCAATCGACGGCAAGGGTGCGGTGGGGCGACAGGCTTTCCACCGTGAAGGGGCCGGCGACACGGACCTTCGACTTGTCCTCGAAGGGCTTGTCGTAAAGGTATTCGAATTCGGCCTTGGCGGCGATCGAGGCGTCGATCTCCTTCTGCCGAGCGATGCGGGCCTGCCAGAAGCGGTCGAGTGCGGCGCGCGCCGGCTCGGGCCAGTCGGCGGGGGCCTGGCGCGGGATTTCCCATTCCATCAGGCCGCCTGCGGGGGCGGGCTCGCCGGAAGGGAGTTTCACTTCCCCGGTGGCGCGGAAGTCGATCTTTGCGCCAGCACGACCGCCGGATTCCACCTTGAAGGGGGTGGGGTGGCCGGCCAGCGCGGTGTTGAGCGCGGCGCGCGCATCCTCGACCGCAGGCTGCATCCTGTCCCAGATCACGTCGATTTCGGCGTTGTTGGCGATGGATTTCAGCGTGATGTGCGGCACGCGGTCGTAGACGAAGCCTTGACGGATGCTGCCGTGGGTGGGGGCGGATTTGGGCGGGGTGCGGGTGATCTCGCCCTCTTTGCGCTGGCCATCCACGCTGTCGGCCAGCAGGTAATAGGGATAGCGCGCGCCCATCAGGCGGGATCGGGCGAGGGCGATGGCGACGCGAGAGGTGTCGATGGTGATCCAGCGCCGCCCCCAGTGTTCGGCGACATAGGCCGTGGTGCCGGAGCCGCAGGTGGGATCGAGCACCAGATCGCCGGGATCGGTAGCCATCAGAATGCATCGTGCGACGACCTTTGGAGAGGTCTGGACGACATACGTCTTTGCGTCGGCGTATCCCGAAATTACGGTGTCATCCCAAGTGTTATTGAAGGTCACAATAGGATAATCATCAGCAAATCTCTTGTACCGAGCACGTTTGCCGATCCCGACCAGTCGATTAGCTTTTGCCAGTCGGGGCATCCCTCCGCGCGAGGCTTTCCAGTGCGTGTTTGGTGGAAGTTCAAATGTCTGCCCAGTCAATGCGAATGGGTAGGTTCCTGCTTCGCTTGCGCCCTGAGAACTCATGTCGCCAGGCAGATAGGCTGGGTCGCCAAGTCTATAGATGTTTCGGATTTCGTCTCGGCCCGTGTATTGAGTCGCCAATAGGTCATCAGATTTGACCTGCAGTGGGCGCCGAAACTTCATTTGCGCCTTATTGCGTGCGAACCAAAGGTTGGTGTCGTAGACATTGTCCAAGTAATTTGCGCCAGTGCCGCTCGTTTTCTTGAAAGCGATCTGGCTGATGAAGTTATCTTCCCCAAACACCTCATCCATTAGCGCCCGCACGCGGTGGACGTTCTCGTCGCCGATCTGCACGAAGATGCTGCCGCTGTCGCTCAGCAGGTCGCGCGCCACGGTCAGCCGGTCGCGCAGGTAGGTCAGGTAGGAATGGATGCCGTCCTTCCAGGTGTCGCGAAAGGCGCGGACCTGTTCGGGTTCGCGCGTCACATGGGTCTTGTCGCCATCCTTCACATCGCGCGAAGTGGTGGACCACTGGAAGTTGGAGTTGAACTTGATGCCATAGGGCGGGTCGAAATAGATGCATTGCACCTGACCGCGCAGCCCCTCGCGTTCCGCGAGGCTGGCCATCACCGACAGGCTGTCGCCCGAGATCATCCGGTTCGACCAGTGCTGATCGTGCTGGTAGAACTCGGTCGCGGCCTCGGCATCGGGCAGGCCGTTGAAATCGGCGAACATGTCGAACTGCGGGGCGTCCTTGGTCGCCTTGGCGCGGTTGGCGGATTCGCGTTTCAGGTCGTCGATGATGACCTTGGGGTGGACCTTTTCCTGGATATACAGCGGCGGGGCCTGAACGATCAGGTCGGACCAGTCCTGCTCATCCTTCCCGCGCCAGACCAGCTGCGGGTCCAGATCGCGGTTGCGGCGTTCGTAGGCGAGCTGGATCGGCGTCTTGTCCTGATCGCGCATGATCGACTCGAACTCCGCCGTCGGAATGTTCTTGCGCGTGGCGTCATGGGTGAGAGTTTCGACCAGGGTGGGTTTCTTGGCCATGTCTTATTCCGCCGGGTCTGAAGGGACAGGATTTGCGGCCGCGGCGGCACCGGGCCGCGCGAAACCGCTGCGCAGGGCGTCGATATGTTCGAACAGCGAAGCTTCGACCGACTGCCACATGGGATCGAGGACGATGCGGACCCCTTCGCGCCGGGCGAGCTTGGAGGCAGGAACGAAATCGCTGTCGCCCGCGATGAGGATGATCGTATCGGCCTGCCGTTTCAGGCTGATCGAGGCGATATCGACGCCGATGCGCATGTCCACCGCCTTTTGGCGCAATCCGGGGTAGAAGTCGGCATCGGTCAGGTCGGCCGGTTGGCGGGTGCCGTTCAGGATGGCCTTCTGGGCCTCCTCCGACAGGATCCATGACCGTTCGAGACGGACCTGACCAAGCCGCACGGCGAAATTGGCGCGACGGCGCAGCCGGTCGAACAGGGCAAGGCGGAACTGTGCCTGATCGGACTTGGCATAGTCGAAGCCGCGCTTGCTGACCGGCAGATGCGCCTTCTGCATGTAGGGGAGGGCATCGTAGAAGAAGCAGCGATAGAGCAGGCTGTAATGGTTCTTGGCCTTCTCGACGTGGTTGAGTTGCTTGAGGTGGCTGTCCACCAGTTGCCCGATGGCTGTGTCCACGGCCTTGGCGTCGAGCATGTCGATGTCGCGCCGAACGCTTCCGAGGCGTTTGAGGAAGTAGCCACCATCGATGAGGATTGCGGCCTTCACGGTTGCGATCCCGTGAAAAACAAAAGCCCCAAGGGATCGGCCCTGCCCGGAATCATGGGAGGACGTACTGCCAAGGGGCGAATGTGATGTAAAGATACGTGGACAAGAGCCATTCCGCAAGACCGAACTTCAGGCATCGCGCCCTCCTGCAACTGCCGAAGCAACCAGTTCGCCGAACTCCGCCTCCATCTCGTACACTGCCGTAAATTCCGCGAATGCCCAGCGCCCGAACTTGCCGAGGTTGTTGACGCCCGGCACCCAGTAGGCGCGCATGGTGTTCGCCTTGTCCTTCGCATCCTCGCCGCGGAAGCCCTTGACCTCCACGATCAGGTTGAGCGGGTCGGGCTTGCCGTCGTCGATCTGGACGATGAAGTCGGGCAGGTATTTGCGCGGGGTGGAGCCGGAGAGGTAGGGTACCTCGAGGCCCAGCCCCTGGTTCTTGACGTAGGACAGCACGCGGGGGTGGCCTTCGGCGACGCGGGCGAACTCCGCCTCCCAATCGCTGTCGCAGACGACCCAGTTGACATGGGACTTGGTCGGCGAGGTCTGCCAGCGCAGTGCCTTGGACGTGGTGAAGTTGACAAAGGCGGTCGAGCCGGTGGGGTTGTAGGCGTCGAGGATCGCCTTGATCTGGTTTTCGCCCTTCAGCGTTTCGGTGATGGCCGCCTTGATCCGCTCGGCCGCCATGTCGGCGATTTCCTTGTAGACCAGCTGCGCCGGATAGGTGCCGCCGGTACATTTCAGATAACCGCCGTCCAGCCATTGGCGGGTGATGCGCTTGATCTGACCGAACAGATGCAGCTTCGGTTCCTCGCCGGGGTCGCGGTACTTGGTGTAGAGGAGGTGCCGCGCGAGGTGGAACAGGGTGGTGGACTGGCGCATGTCCTTCAGATGCTCCAGCGTCAGGTCGACGCCTTCGCCGATGATCCCCCGGTTGGTGGTGGTGGACGGGCCGAGAAGCTGCGGGGTCAGTTCCAGAACGTGATCAGGGCCGAATTTGGCCTCGAGCCGCGCGTCCGGCAATTCGACCCGGTAGCCTTCGACGCGGGGGAAGGTGATTTCCAGCGCGTCGCGATCAGGCTTGACCGCATGGACGCGGACGGTTTCGCGCGGAGCCGCCGGGGGTGAGATGACCGGTTTCGCGGTGAAGTCGAACGGAATGCCCAGGACATCGGCATATTCGACGTTGAAGAGCCCCTCGTCGTTCAGTTCATAGGATTGGCGGCGCAGCGCGCGACCGATCACCTGTTCGCACAAGAGCTGCGTGCCGAAGGCGCGGACGCCAAGAACGTGGGTGACGGTGTTCGCGTCCCACCCTTCGGTCAGCATGGAGACCGAGACGACACAGCGGATCTGTTCCCCGAGGCGACCCTTCTTGCCGACGGTGTTCATGACCTCGCGCAGCAGGGTGGATTCGTCGATCTTGTCGCCAGCAGTGATGTCGCCCGTCCGCTCGACCATCTCGCGCTTGAACTGCTCGATTTCGACGGCCGCCATTTCGCGGAAATCCTTGTCGAGCGCCTCGCCGGACTCGATCTGAGCGCTATCGATCAGGATCGTGTTTGGCCGCGGCATGCGGTTGCCGAAGTCGTCGTAGTTCCGGAACAGGGCAAGGCGGCCATTCTCAAGGGTGGTCTCGGTTCCGTCGTCGCTGACCCGATCAAAGCCCGAGATGTACTTGTAGATCAGTTCCGACGTCGCCGTGTTGTTGCAGACGACGATGAACACAGGTGGAACGCCGATCCCCTTGTCCTGCCAAAGCTGGAAGGTTTTTTCGTAATGACCGTACAGGGCTTCCAATGCGGTCAACAGCTCGACCGGAAGACTGAACGGATCGAGTGCCTTGCCCGCGGCGCGACCCTTCTTAGGGAGCTTCTTGCCGATGTGGTCCCAGAGGTTGCGGAACTTGGGCGTATCGCCACCCGGCACGTTGTCGGCGATCGGCACGCGCGGCAACTTCACGATCCCGCATTCGATGGCGTCCATCAGCGAGAAGTCGGACATCGTCCAGGGAAACAGCGTGCCCTCGATGTATCCTGAGCCTCGAAGGAAGAACGGTGTGGCCGACAGGTCGTAGACGAGGCTGATACCAAGCTTCCGCTTGACCGCTTCCAGACCGGAAATCCACATGCGGGCGGCCTCGTTGTTCTCCTTGGCCTCGCTTTTCTCGTCGCCCTTCAGATCATCTTCGGTCTCGCCAACGGCGTCCTTCACCCGCTCGCGATAACAGTGATGCGCCTCATCGTTCAAAACGACGATGTTCTTCTGGCCCATCAGGTCACCCATGACCCTCTGGATCATCTCGCCTTCGGTCTCCAGCGTCTGGACTTTTTCGCCGCGCCAGCCCTCCAGTGCCTGCCGGGTGCCTTTGGCGATCACCAGTTTTTCCCGCAGCTTGAATGCGTGGTAGTTGGTGATCACGATCTTGGCTGCCTGGATGTCACGCAGCATGTCAGGCGGCGTTATCTCGCGCGAACGATAGTAGCTTTCAGGGTCGTTCGGCAGCAGGACGCGCAAGCGGTCCCGGATCGTGATGCCAGGCGAGACGATCAGGAACCGGCTGGAGAACTGCTTGCTGTTCGGGTGACGCACTGCGTTGACTGTCTGCCAGGCGATGAGCATCGCCATGACGGTGGTCTTGCCCGCCCCGGTCGCGAGCTTCAACGCAAGGCGCATCAGTTCGGGATTGGCCTGTTCGTTGGCCCCCTTGATGTGTGCCCAGAACTTGGCGACCCGCGGCCCCATCTTTGGCGCGACCTCGGTCAACCAGATCGCGGTTTCGACGGCCTCGATCTGGCAGAAGAAGGGTCGGACGCCCTCGAACTTGTGGTGACGCCAGTGCTGCAACAGTCGGGCAGTTTCTGGTGTCACCAGCCACTGATCAGGGTTCGGAAGATTGCGCCACGTTTCGACATATCCTCGGACTTCGTTGATGATCGGGGTGGGGTTGTATTCCTGATCTGCCGTCGAAAGATCGTCATCAGCACCGAGAAGCAGAGCGCCCTGCTTCTGGCTTTGCCGCTGCTTCTTCGTCTTGGGGACCGGCGTGATGAGGTCCGAGCGGCGCCTTGTCTCGATGATCCGGTTCGTTGGCTGGCCGTCTGCATCCAGTTCCCAATGACGGCCCGGATATTCATAGGGGGAGTTCAGGATCGGCTTTTCGAAGAACTGCTCAGACATTGGGGGAGTCCTTTGCAGCATTCCCCTTCACCACTGCCTTCTGCTCGTCGATCCACTGATCAATATCGTCGTGCTTGAATCGCCATTGGCCTCGAACCTTGAACGCCGGGATCTGGCCTGTTTGCGCCATCGTGTAGACAGTCTTCTCTGCAACCTTCAACAAAATGGCGACCTCTGGCAAAGTGAGAATGGGGTCCGTCATGGACCTGCTCCCTCTCGAATGTGATGAGGAGGAGGGTGCCAGACTTTGCCAAACATTACTAGGACATGATTGCTACAGGTTGCGCGCAGGCCGATCAGTTTCTTCGAGCCTACGATCCCCTTACCTCAGCCACGGCCGGACCCCCGGCATTGCCGCCGTCACCTCAACCTCCCGCAGCATCCCGCCTTCGATCAGCCCGGCCCGAACCCAGCCCAGCGCCTGCCGCCAGTCGTCATATCCACGCCGGGCGGCTTCGATCTGCTGCGGGTGGGGCGAGAAGGTGACCGGGCAGGCCAGGATGTCGATGGTCTTCCATGTGGCGCGCGCGCCCGCGCCACGCACCCGGATGCGTTCGGTGCCGACGACGATGGCGCCCGCATGCGTGCCGTGCTGGTTCTGCTTCACGATGCTCGGCACGCAACGCGGGACGGCACCAGGCATCCAGTCCGGTGTCAGCCCCGCGCGGGCCAGCTCGGCCACGCGGATCGCCATGCGCTTGCCGCCGAGGCTGTCGGGGATCCCGGCGACTGTTGCGGCGATGACTTCGGCGTCCTCGTGGGTGTAGCCGCCGATCTTGTGCTGGCCGCCGTCGATCTTGCAGCCCAGCACGGCACGCTGCAGCAGGACGTACTCCAAGCCGAAGCCGAAGCCTTCGTCGGTGACGTCCGGGGGCAGCGGCAGGTCCAGCTGCGCCTGTTCGATCCGGAATGCCCATTCCAGCGCCGCCTGCACGCCCAGCGCGCGTTTGACCCTGGTGCCGCTGACACGGCCGTAGAAACTCATGGCTGCAATCCTTCAAGGAAATCCTTCTGCGCCGGGCGCTGGGCCGCATCGGTCGGCCGCCAGATCCACGGGCCCGAGGCCATGGGCAACTGCGAGAGAGCGCCACGCATGTGCTGCTGCCAGAGGGTGAACTCCGTTGCCGAGCAGGCGCAGAGCGCGTGCCCGATGGGCCAGCCCATCAGCCATCCGACGAAGAGCGGGTTCAGCCACCGCCGCGACCGGCCCTTCAGGATCCGCCGCGAGACGACGCGCCCATGCAAGGCAATCATCGAAGCCCAGAGCGGGCGCGAGATCGGGGCGTGCGGCAAGGACCGCAGCCCACCCGGCGAGGTCGCCGGGGCCGGGCGGGTGAAGCCTTGTTCCGCCCGGTAGTGCAGCAGGTCCATCCGGGACTTGCCGTCGCTGCGGGTGATGCTGGCCTCGGAACTTCCCTTCCAGTTCTGGGCGGCCGGTGTCGGCCAGTGGTTCGGCAGCGACTTCGCAATGCCCAGCGCAAGCGCTTCCGCCTTGCGAGTGAAGTCGCTGTTCCCGGCCGGGTTGTAGCTGCCGGTGCCGGGGTGCAGGCTCATCGGTGTGGGCCAAGATGAAGATCCGCAGCCGCTCGTGCGGCGCGCCGACCTCTGCCGCCGAGAACAGGCCCGCCGCAGGCGTGTAGCCCAATCCCCATAGCTCTCGCAGGACGGTCTCGAGGCCGAGGGTGACGTGACCGGCGACGTTTTCGAGGAAGATCCATTCCGGGCGGCATTCGCCGATGACGCGGGCGACGTCTGGCCAGAGGTGGCGGGGATCGTCCGCCCCGCCGCGTTTCCCGGCCGCGCTGAAGGGTTGGCAGGGGTATCCGGCGAGGACGACGTCGAACGCCCCGCGGAAGGGGCGGGCGTCGAAGCTGCGCAGGTCGGCCCAGATCGGGGCCGGGGCGAAGTATCCGGCGCGCTGGGCGGCGATAAGGACTGCCCTTGGCCAGTCCTCCCATTCGACGAAAGCGCGGGTGTGATAGCCGGGCTCGGCCAGCATGAGGCCCAGATCAAGACCTCCGCCGCCTGCGCAGAGGGACAATCCGTGCCGGGGACGTGACACCATGCCATTCACCGCACCCCGCGCTCGCGCAGGCGTTCGGCCGTGACCAGACCCCGGGCCAGCATGGCATCGCGCATCGTATTGCTGATTGCGCTGACCGGCAGGTAGCGGTCGGAGTTGACCAGATCGGCGTAGAAGGCTGGCAGGTCGGTGATCGGCTTTGCGGCCGGGGCTGGGGCTGCCTTCGGCTTCTGGCGCTCCCGCCCGGCATCCTCGACCTTGCGCTGGGCGGCACGCTGCATCGCTCGGTCCAGCGCTTTTGGCCCATCGGGCGGTTCGGGATGTTCCTGGCGGGAGGCCTCGGCAGCAGCGATGATCTCGGCCTCGGTCAGCCCGAGCTCGTCGCGCCAGCGCTGGACGTGCAGCCTGGGCGGCCAGCCTTGCCACCAGCCGGGCAGCGCGTCGGGATCGAGGCCCAGCGCGTCGAGCAGGTCCCCGAAAACCGCATCGGAAATCGCCTCGCGCGCCTGCGCGCCCTCCTCCTCCTTTACTGGTTTACTTAGAGGTTCCCTTACAGGGTTAGTGTCCGGATTTCGGACACGGCTTTCGGCATTTTCCGGACACGGGTCAGCCGGAAAATCGGACACGGCTCTGGCACAATCCCCGTGTCCGAAATCCGGACACGGCAGCGCATTGGCCATGCCGTCACCAGTACAAGCATTGGCATCGTCGACGATTTCTGATCTCTCATCCTCCCCATGTCCGATTTCCGGACACGGCACCACAGCCACGGGTGTGAAGCCCGGCTCGAACCCCAGGATGTAGCGTGTCGGCAGCTGGCGCTTGGTCACGGGATCGAGCCGCGGCACCCGCCGAAGCAAGCCTACCGCCTCGAGCTGGCCAAGATGATCGTTCAGCGTCGACCGGCTGATCTCGCAGTCATGGGCCAGCCGGTCCTGTGAGGGGAAGCAGCCGTAGTCGGGGTTGAACCGGTCGCAGAGGTGCCAGAGCACGATCTTGGTCGTGGGCTTCAATCCGCGCTGCTTGATGGCCCAGTTGGTGGCCTCGTGACTCATGGCGCGGGCCTCCGCGGGGCAGGAGCGATGCGCGTGGTGAAGCCGTGATCGGCCAGCGCGCCCAGCGCGTCGTCGAGGCTGCGCACCAGCGCCCAGCCAAAGCCCTGCGCCTGCACCGCATCGCGGAACGCCTCCTGCTCTGGCCGCAATCGCCCCTTCGGCGCCTTCAACTCGAGGAACAGGACGCGGCTGTCGCAGATCACCATCAGGTCGGCGAACCCGGCATGGACGCCCATGCCGACGAGGATCGCCTGGCGCTTGGCCCCGCGGGGCCCGGCCTCGGTCACCTCGTTGGCGCAGTGGTGGATGATGGCCGAGCGGGGCAGGGCGATGCGCAGCGCCTGCACGACGGAACGCTGCAAATCGGCCTCGGGGGTACCACGGCGCCTCATCGGGCGGCCCTCCCCTGATCCTCGCGCTGGGCGCGCCGTACCGGCCGTCGTGCATCGACGACCACCAGTAGGCGCTGCGCCTCCGTTCGCTCGGCCGGAGTCTCGCCATGCTGCACGAGCACATTGCAGGCGAGCCGGATCAGGAGATCGCTGTGATGCGTGACATCGGCGATCACGGCGCGGGCTTCGGCCACGCGGTCGGCGGGCCAGGCGGAACTGCGGGGCGGCACCTGCATCACCGGCGCCCTCCGGCACGACGGCGGCGCGGGGCGGCCTGTTCCAGCTCCTCCAGCCATTCCTCGACAGCTGCGCGACGGTAGTAGACCTTGCGTCCGGCCCGAACACAGGGTGGGCCCGTCCGCATGGCCTCCCAGCGGCGCAGCGTGTCGACCGAAAGGCCGAGTTCCAGTGCGAGGTCGAGACGGCTGATCCAGCCGACCAGCAGGGTGCGGGGTTTGTCCTTCGGGTCTGGCATCGATCCGAGATGCGGCATCGGGGTCTCCTGGTCCTGGCCCCGCAGATCGGGGACGTCTTGCAGGGACCAGTGAGCGCAGAGCCCGAGGGGTGGCGGCGAGGCGGAGGGTGGCGGAAAGGATGCCAGCTTTGTGCCACCCCTTGTATATTGGGGTTTGCGATGTTCCTCGGGTGGCGGAGGAAGATTGCGGCCGCTCCTGCCAGATGCGCGAAACGGACGCCATGGCCGCAAACACCAGCGAACAGCCTGATTGACCGTGTTTGACCGGCATTGACGGGTAAAGAGGGGGTGGCACCCGACACGGCACCCCTGCCACCCAATGAATTCCTTGAGGATTTGTCGCTCTGCGGGTCGTTGAATGCCGGATTTGCAGCGCGACGACCGTGCTTGCCCTTTCACACGTCACATTGCGCCTGTCGTCGCCAGTCGCGCATCGATCCGCCCAGCGCCGAAATCTCAGGAAAACAAGGGGTGGCACGGCTCTGGCGTCCTTCCTGCCACCCTCCGCCTCCCCGCCATCATCCTCGTCATGCTTGCCTTGATATGCAGGCGAAGCCACGCCTCATGTCGGATGCAAGAAGGACCGAAGCCATGCCCGAACGCATCAAGCTGACCGAGAAGGTGATCCGCGAGGCCGAGCCGGTGCCGGGGCGGGACTACCAGATCTTCGACACCGAGGTCCGGGGGTTTGCCGCCTGCATCTACCGCGGCGGTGGCCGGGCGTTCACGCTGGATTACCGCAATGCTGGGCGCCAGCGCCGGATGACTTTCGGGCGCTGGCCGGAATGGTCCGTATCGGCCGCCCGGGAGCGGGCCAAGGAACTGCGGCGCGAGATCGATGCCGGAGCCGACCCCTTGGGCCAGCGCGAGGCAAAGCGCGAAGCCCCGCGCGTGACCGATCTGATCGAGCGCTACTGCGCCGAACATCTTCCGAAACTGTCGGAACGAAGCGCAGCCGACCAGCGGTCGGCGCTGGCCAAGATGGTGGAGCCGGTCTGGGGCCGGAAGCTGGTGACGGAGATCACGCCGACCGACGTCGACAAGCTGCTGACCAAGATCGCCGAGGGCAGGGCGCGGCCCCACAAGGTAAAGCCCAACAACCGGGCGCGCAAGCTGCAGGGGGCCAAGCCCACGCCGGTGCGCGCCAACCGTATCGGGGAGGTGCTGCGCAAGATGTTCACGCTGGCGGTCCAGTGGGGCTGGTGCGAGGAGAACCCCGCCCAGCGCTTCCACCGTCGCACCGAGACGCCGCGCGAACGCTTCCTTTCGAAGGAGGAAATCAGCAAGCTGGCCGCGGTGCTGGATGCGGCCGAGGACCGGCGCGCGGCCGACATCATCCGCATGTGCATGCTGACCGGCGCCCGTCTGGGCGAGGTGCGGCAGGCGCGGTTCGAACAGTTCAACCTCGAGCACATGAGCTGGTCGAAGCCGCCGACCATGACAAAACAGCGCCGCGCCCATCGCGTACCCATCTCGGACGAGACGGCCGCCATCGTACGCCAGCGGCAGCTGCTGGTGCCGAAGGGATCGCCGTGGCTCTTTCCCGGCGACACGCCCGGCCAGCCGGTTCAGGAGGTGCGCCGCTTCTGGGCGCAGGTCCAGAAGCATTGCGGGCTGCACGACGTCCGGATTCATGACCTGCGCCACACCTTCGCATCGCTTCTGGTCAGCGGCGGGGCCTCGCTGGAAATGATTGGCAAGCTTCTGGGTCACAGCCAGATGCAGACGACCCTGCGCTATGCCCACCTGATGGATTCGCCCCTGCGCGCCGGTGTGGACGCGGTGGCGAGCGCCTTCCGACCCAAGCCCCGGCTGGTCCATGACGCCGACGAGCAGGGGGGACGCCAGTCCGCCTGACCCAGATAGTCGCGCCGCAACCTCACGCCCCATCTCCCCGCAGCTTCTTCCAGACCGGGGTCACCCTGCGCCGGATGCTGCGGCTGTCGGGGATCTTCCGGCCGTCCGACTGATCCGCGAACCAGTCCTGCATCTCGGCGACCAGCTCGGCCTGCGTGGCGGGGAGGCCCCGCTCATGGATGCGATGGATCAGGGCGACCGTCATGCCCTCCCAGTCATAGGGCGTGGCAGCACCCGGCCCGCTCGTCACGCGGCGCACCATCTCGTTCTCTTCCTCGAAGGCATGAACCTCTTCGGCCAGAATCAGCATGTCGGCAACGGCGACGGGTATGCCGCAGGCAGGATCCGTGATGAGCAGCCAGTCCTGTCGCCCGATCGGCTGGATACGGCGCATCATTCCTTCGGTGGGGCCGGTGCCGCAGCGGCGGAAGAGCGGCAGAAGGTCCATCGGGGACAACACAACCTTTCCCGCGACGACGACGTCGCTGCAGCGGACGGCGTGGATGCCCGTCAGGATCCGGAACCGGCCTGAATCGGCCCACCCGGCGACATCTGCGATGTTGCAGCCCCAGCGGGCAGTGACTTCGTGAACGGTGAAATAGACGCGCGGCGGCAAGCCCATGAACGATACATCCTCCTTCAGACAGAGGATCGGCTTGGCTCAAACCACCTGCAGCCCGCAGCGCGATGGTGCGGGGGAAAACATGATCGGTGGCAAGGTCGTTGGGGGCGCCGAAGCGCCTCGACCCTGCCCGAATGCCGTTCTGATAGACCTGTTATGCTTATGGTTGAGGGCTGCTCTCCTCAAGGGTGTAACCTGCCGCGGGCTTCGATTCGGAGCAAGGGGGTGGCCAGCACGATGCTGTGGATATCATTTGAAGCTTCGGCGGTCATCCGCTTCGGGCGCCCTGAAGGCGCTACATATAGTGTTATACCGGAATGGTGGCATATTCAGTTCGCCCTTGGCGAACGCGGGGCTTGAAATGGCGAACAACGTGCTCTATCTAGCGATTAATGCTCAGGTGAGAGATAGCTGCCATAGGCTGATCGGTTCGCTGATCGAGGAGGCTCCGGCCTCTACCCACTTCGGGGCGTGGCGACCGCATCCGCGCAATGCGATCCGCGACGACGACCCGACGACTTAAGTCCGCAGCTCGCGTTGCGGCACGGGGATACCTAGGAGATAGCCTCTGCCCTGATTGCCTCTTGGGAAGGCGGCACACTCGTCGGGATGGTCCCGGCGAGGAAGCCCAGGAGGTTGCGACATGGGTACTGAACCTGTGAAGCCCCTGAGCACCGGGCAGTGGATCCGTCGCTGGATTCGGCGTGTTCTTCGGAAACGTCGGACCTTGATGGTCGCGTTCTGGATGGTGAAAGCCATCGTGTATCTGGCGCGACTCTTCTTCTGAGACGGCTCCTAGGTGTTCAACTGCTGAGGATGGGAGAAAAATGCTGAATGAAGCTCTTCGCCTGGTTCGGGTCTACCACGACCTGTCGCAGGCAGACGTGGCCGAACGCGTCGGGCTTTCAAAATCCTATGTTTCGGAGATCGAGAGTGGCGAAAAGAACGTCTCTCTTGCGGTGCTGGAGAAGTATTCCACGGCCTTCGATATTCCGATGTCATCGCTCATGCTGTTTGCTGAGCGCGTGGAGGGTGCTGGAAAGGCCGATGCCATCCGGGCCTACGTGGCTGACAAGGCGCTGAAAATGCTGGATTGGGCTGCGACAATCTCCGAGTATCGTGGGGCGGGCAGGTGAGCCACGACCGCAACCAGTCTATCCTGTACAAGGTAACAAGCCCGCAGATGCTGGCGGATCGCCTTCTGATTTCCCGAGGGGAACTGCACGCGCTCCTTGCGAATGCCGACCCCTACAAGCGGTGGATCGACAAGAAGTCCGGTCGGGCAATCCAGGAACCTCGACCGAAGCTCGCAAAGGTACATCGCAGGATCGCAACCCTTCTGACCAGGATCGACACGCCAGCCTACCTGCACTCGGCCAAGAAGGGGCGATCCTACATCTCCAATGCGGCCGCACATTCCGTCGACGACGGGTGCGTCAAGATCGACGTCCGGAGGTTCTATCCGTCAGCGAGGGCTCAGGCCGTCTATCACTTATTCCTGGACCGAATGGCTTGCGACGGTGATGTTGCCGGAATGCTCGCGAAGCTTCTGACCGTGGACGGACATCTGCCAACAGGCAGCAGCGCCAGCCCAATCCTTTCGTACTTCGCCTACGAGGACCTGTTTCATGAACTTGCGGTCTTGGCCGAAGCGTCTGGCTGCAAGATGACCGTCTACGTCGATGACATTGTATTCACGGGGGCAGGGGCGACGCGGCGCCTCCTGTTTGAAGCTCGGAAGGCCATCGGCAAACGGCACCTTCATGGGCACAAGACCAAGCTCTTTCGGCCCGGTCAGCCGCGGATCGTCACCGGAGTTGCTGTCACCAACAACGGCCTTCGGTTGCCGAACCGGCGCCAGGTCCGCATTGCCGAGGACCAGAAGCTGTTCGATGACCTGCCACTTGGCCGCGAGAAGCTCATCGTCGCACGGCGGCTCACTGGACGACTATTTGAAGCCAGCCAAATCGATGCAGGGTGGCGTGTGCGCGCTGAGGCCATGGCTGCCCTGCGCGATGATATTCAAAGAAAGATCGGTCGCTAGACCGGCATAGACAGGGCTGGTTATGGCTGAACGCAACGACATTTCCGGCCTTTTGGCCTTCATCGGCCGAGAAGGTGACTGGCGCGAGCGGCTGCAGGATATTGTCGCAGAACACCTGATGCCCGCGCTGGAGGAATTCGAAATCGATCAGGACGGCTTGGCCGACCTGCTTGGCGAGCAGTGGTCAGGCGTCCTCTGGGGCTGCGGGTTCGAGGATTTCCTTGGGCAGCGCTACGAGGACGGCAACATCGTCGATCTCTATCTGAAACGGCGCGGCTGGAAGGAAACGGCGCTGAACCGGGCCTATTTCGCGGCGCTGCGGGATGCGCCGGTCAGTCTGTACGAAGTCAGCGATGTCCAGCCCGGCACGTCGATGGTGCTGCGCGACCTGCTGTCGGATGCCGCACCTGTCACGGTGAAAGAGAAATCCGCCACGCGCACGCTGAAGCAATGGGACCGGATCGCTGTGCGGGTGGTGCCCGAGCGCGATCACCATGTCATCTCCGGGGCCCTGTTGCCCTTCCGGGCCGAGGCGGTGGATTTTCTTTTCGCCGGGCTTCGCGATGCCCTGAAGCTAAAGAAGCGGGATGCGCTGCGGCTTTCGCACGATCAACTGATGGGCTGCGCACCGATTTTCACTTCCGCCTGGCTGTTCATCGAGATCGACCGCGCTCTCACCCCGGTGCAACCGCAGTTCACCAACTCGGACGGCGATGATGTGCTGTTTCACGATCTGCGGTATCCGTTTGCCACAGGCGTCACGCAGAAAGCGGTGGCGGAGCGGTTGGACCGCATAAAGGGCTTCCTGCCCGAGGGGCCGAAGTTCTGGAACTGGCTGGCCACGCGCAAGGGTCGTGGTGGCAAGGCGGGCGGCGGCATCATGCTCGACACGCAGATGGAAGGCGCAACCGTTCTGGGCTCGCTGGAACTGACGGGCAAGACGCTGCTGGTGACCGTCAACTCGGCCGAGCGCGCGGCCAAGGTCCAGACCTTGATCGGCGCCGCCGCCGGGGATCTGCTGAAGGCACCCTTGACCACGATCCGGACGGTCGAGCAGATGCGGGCCGACCAACGGCGTGATGGGCCAAGCGAGGCGGCCGATGAAATCCCGCCCGAGATCGCGCGACAGCTCATGCGGGATCACCTGGACAAGCATTACCGCGAAACGCTGGACGCACCGATCCCGGCACTGGGCGGCAAGTCACCTCGCCAGGCTGTCCGGACGGCTGCGGGGCGTGAGAAGGTCATCGACTGGCTGAAGATGCTGGAGAACCGCAGCGCCGGACATGGCGAGGGTCCGATTGCCGAGTACGATTTCGGCTGGATGTGGGGCGAGCTAGGGCTTCAGGAACATCGGAAATGAAGGCTGACAAGACCGTCTGCGATGATAATCTGCAGGGGGGGCGTGGGCTAAATCAACACCACATCAACCTGCGACTGCGGCCTTCGTGCCAGTCTTGCGTGTAAATCCGTGCGAACGCTGATGTTTGCGAGGGCGAAAATCACGCCTGAACAAAGGCTTGCCCCGTAAGGCGCTGATTTCGGTGATTATTCCGCTTTGCCCTTCTATGGGCTCATAACCTGAAGGCCGCAGGTTCAAATCCTGCCCCCGCAACCAAAATCCACAAATAATACAGCAGCTTAAAAGCCTCCCTCGCGGGAGGCTTCTTGCGTTCCAAGCCCGTGTCAACACTGTGTCAACAGAACGCTGGCGGCCCGTGTCAGCGGATGGCGCCGAGTCGGGAGCACGTGCCCGCGACAAGCGCGGCCCCTGAGCGGGCCGTACGGTCGATGCGAAACGCGTTCGAGATTGCGTTGCGATCCCTCCAATGGATCACGCCGCCGCCGTCGCGACCCCATCCAGCCGCACCGCGACGCTGGTGCTCCCGTTCCCCGCGGCCTCGATAGCGATGCCGATGGGGAAGCGCCCAGCGCCGGGCGTGTTGATCTGCCTGGCCGTGTTGTCCCAGGCCACGCGCGCGCCGACCGCCAGCACCGCCGCGCTCGCCTTCGGCAGCTTGTAGACGCCGGTGGTCGCCAGTTCGAGCGGGTCGCCCTCGGCGGCCGAGTAGGCGGCGATGCCAAAGATGTTGCCGACGATCAGCCCCTCGCCCGAGGCGATGCCGCCTGCGGGTGTGGGCACGGTGATGACGTGGCCATTCTGGATGTAGGTCTTCATGGTTCAGAGCCCTTTCGAGGATTGGATGCGGACGACGGAGACGCGCCCCGCGGCGCCCGCGATCTGACGGTTGAGGTCCGCGAGCGCGGCGGCCATCTCGCCGTCGCTCGCGTAGGTGATGCGCTTGCCGTCGTATTCGACGGTTCGGACGCCCCGATAGCGCGCGGCCATCAGGGCGTCCCGCCAGGCGGTGAGCTGGGCGAGGTCGGCCATGCTCACGCGCCTGCGTTCATGAACCAGCCGCGGTGGTCGATGAACCCGGCCCCGAAATCGAGGATCACCCGGATCTCCACCCCATCCACGTCCCAGCCCGAACGGCTCTCGACCTGCGGGCCTTCCGCGCCCGAGAGATAGGCGAACTCCATCCCGTCGATCTCGCCGGGGTCGGCGGTTACATACCAGCGGGTTGCGCTCGAAAGCCGCGGCTCGACCACCAGCGAGAGCGACCCGGAGAACGGGTTCACATCGGCGGCTGTCGCGGGCGCGATGGTCTTGCTCTGACCCCCGAGAACTCCTCCATCTGATGCTAGAGTCCGGCCCG